CAAGGAACAGCTCCTGCTGGCTACTGGGCGATCCAGATGCTTGCAGATACCACGTTTAGCACGATTAGTGGTAAATTCGATGGTACTCTGACAGGCGTTACGATTGGCTCTGGCAACATCATCTATGGCGAGTTCAACAGCTACACGGCTGGAACTGGCAGGGTGATCGGCTACATAGCTGGTTAATGATTCAAGCAACCACACCGCCAAAGGTTCAAGTCCTTGGCGGGTGATTGCATTGTTATTTTATGCCATCGCTAAGTCTTAACATTGGACTAAACAACGGAAGAAAACTGCCTTTTGGTGGTGGCGGCGGAGCTGGCTTTCCAGATGTTGCATCAACAAATCAAATTGCTCTTACAAGCATTACTGGAATAATGTTTAACGTACCAAACAACGGAATTGGTACATACACAAAAAATGGGCCGATAAACGAAAACCTACCAACATACAGCCCCTATTATGCGTTTGATACCTCAAGTCTTGCTGGAGTTGGATTTAGAGACGGACAATGGTATCTGTTTTATTATAATGATGATCCCTATGAACACGCCGTAAACGCATCTAGCGACCCAACCACTATCCCCACAACTGGATGGGTTCTGCCCATCACCATCACCGCCGCTTGATGAACCTACTAGCCATCACCATCCTCTGCCTTGCTTTTGCTTCCTGCTCGCCACGCAAGCAGGATAACAATGCATTGCCAATCTACTCAGACATGGGGGCTGCCCAAGACCTAGGGGCAACTAAGCCGTGAGCGAGGAACAGGTTTGGAATATGGAAGTTAGGCTCGCCAGAATGGAAGAACGCCAGCTTCAGCTTTACGCTATGGTAGAAAGGTCACTTGCTTTCCACGGGGATGTTGCTAATAGATTAGGAGCGTTGGAACATCTTCGCACGAAGGTTCTGGCTGTAGCTGGGCTAATAGGGCTTGCTTGCTCGATGGCCTGGGATGTGCTAAAAAACCGCCTTTCTAACTAGGAGACTAAATGCCCACACTTGGAACACAGACCATTAGTAGTAGCTATGCACAGCTTCTCAAGACGTTCACCACTGGTGGCATTGATGGTGCATTGCAGGTTATTACCGATGGAGATAATACGTCTTCTGCGTTATCCCTCTCCACTACTGGCGTAAGCAGCACTGGATCGTTCTCGGTTACTGGAGACTCAATCCTTACTGGTGCTGTTACCTTTGGGACAAACATTACTGCCTCTACTGGTACGGCTACAATTGGTACGCTATTCGCATCTGGCCCAGCGACCTTTGGAACTAGCTTTACTGCCTCTACTGGTACGGCCACGATTGGCACGCTATCAGCGGGTACGGCTACAATTTCTACAGCCACAATTAGCACTGCCACAATTCCCAACATCCTTGGCGTTTCAACCTTCGCCACTGGCTTTACTTCGTCTACTGGCACAAACACGCTAGGCACAATTGCCTCTACAACGATCAACAATAGTGGGCTTGCCACAGTTGGCACATTGGAGATTGGCGGTCTGGCTGGACCAAAAATAACAAATGTTTCCTATGGCACGTTTGCCTTTACTGGGGCTACAGTTCAGACACACGCTGCTAACGATACCACAATTGGCACATTTGCGTTGCCTTGTCAGCTTGGAGATATTGTGATTGCTTCAATCAATAGCCTTGGATCAACAACTGGAACTGGCGCTTTGATTGCAACAAACTTTTTTCCCATAGCAACGGATGTTGTCGAATACAACATAATCGGAAAAGGCTCAACCGCAGGTACAATTCCCGCAGGAACAATCTTTGCAACCGCACTGAGGTTTACAGCTTAATATGGCAAACATAATCAATCGTCAGCAGACCTTTTCCACCAACGGCACGGTTACTGCGGCTGGCCTGCATAACCTTATTGATACCGCGCTTGTCAATTCTGCGATCATCAAGAACCAGCAGGAGATCACAACCATTGGTACGGCTGACTTGCTACTCATCGCTCCAGACAGCGTTGACTCTTCACTAGCCCCACGCAAGGTAACGGTTCAGAATCTTCTTGATGACGGACTTACTTCTGGAACATTCACAACTCTTAGTCTTACTGGTGCGTTGACTTACGGAACGGCTACTGGCAATCGCACAGTTAGCACCAGCGCAACTATTACCACTGGAACGATTCCTAACCTTACCGCTGGCACAACGATATCGACTGCGGCCACGATCACGAATGGAACAATTACAACAGCACTGATCCCAACGCTTACGGCTGGTACTACAACTGGAACTGCTGGCATCTTTACATCTGGAACAGTTGCCACGTTCAATAGCACAACTGGAACGATCACCAATCTCTCCACAACCCTTGCTGGTGATTTCACGATTAGCCAGGGAACAGGGACTCTTGGAACAACTGGTGCTACCCTCGGAACTTACGGCGGGGCAACATCTGTTCCTGTTCTTGCCATCAACGCAAAAGGTCAAGTTACAAGCACTGGAACGGCTGCGATTACGAGTGGTTTAACTGGATTCCGCAACCGCATCATCAATGGGGATATGCGGATCGATCAGAGGAATGCTGGATCTAGTCAGACATTTACAGCCGCTGCTGCTTTGGCCTACTCGGTAGATCGATTCTACGGTTACTGCACTGGTGCTAATGTAACTGGTCAGCGTGTAGCTGGAACAGCACCAAATGAGTTTGCATATCAATTTACTGGTGCGGCATCTGTTACAGCAATTGGTTTCGGAACTAGGCTTGAGGCTACCAATACAACTGATCTTGCTGGCTCAACAGCCACTTTATCCGTCCAGCTTGCCAACAGCTTGCTGACTTCAGTTACTTGGACTGCATATTATGCAAATACAGCAGATGCGTTTGGAACACTAGCAAGCCCAACCCGAACACAGATTGCTACTGGAACATTTACTGTTACATCAACTCTGACTACCTACAGCGCGCAAATCTCAATTCCATCAGCAGCTACTACTGGAATAGAAATCGTATTTACAGTTGGCGCACAAACCAGCGGAACTTGGACGATTGATAATGTCCAACTCGAAGCAGGCTCAACCGCAACCAACTTTGAGCGCAGGCCGATTGGGACGGAGTTGGCGTTGTGTCAGAGGTATTTTGAGAAAGGATCATTTCATTCTGCTGGAGTTGCATCGAATGGTGCTGGCTTGGGTGGATCGCTATACTTTAAAGCTGAAAAAAGAGCAACCCCAACAATGGAATATACAAATACAATTACTTCGACTGTTGGATCCGCCACAACAAATGTAACAATATTTACTGACTCTGTTTCATTGTATCGTATTGGCAATGCTTCTGCTCCATATCAATATGAGCAAACTTGGACTGCGGCAATAGAACTATAAATATGTATAAGCAAACCAAAAAACTAGACGGAACAATAAATACTATTGTTATTAGGGTTCAAGATAATGCGTTTATTCCATTTGATTTAGAGAATACCGACTACCAAGCCTATCTAAAATGGCTTTCAGAAGGCAACACCCCGCTTCCTCCAGACCAAGAGTAATCAATGACCCTAACTGAAATCGCCCAGTACGCTGGCGAGAAGGTTGGTAAGACCGACTCGGATACGCTTACCTTCTTGCAGAAGGCTGCGAGCTTAGCCTATCGGCGCGTATGGGACTTTGCACCTTGGCGTGAGACTGTAACCAACTCCACCTATTCGGTTGGAACGAGTCGTCTTATTACTTTAGGGACAAACGTAGAAACTCCTCTATCGGTGGCCTACAACGATGCAGAGGTTGACCCGATTGACCTTGCAACCATTGTAAGCCAAGACCCAGGCTTGCTTGACGATTCTCGTACTGGCGATCCAGACACCTACCATTTTACTGGTCGCAACAGCAGTGGAGTTGCGCAACTAAATCTTTACCCAAGGCTTGCAACATCTGGCACAATCCCATTGCGCGTTGTCGAGAAGTTGAAATGCCTTACCCGCACAAACATCATCGTTGACTTTCCTCCATCTCAAGCTGCGCTGGATGACGAACTCCGCTTACCCCACGTTCATCACCTGGTTCTGGCATTGACGCATTCTGATGCTTTGGAGCGTGAACGGCAGTATGCCAAGGCGCAAGCCATCACGCAGACTGCTAATTCTGACCTTGCGGCTATGGCTAACTACGAGTTGAGCCAGGTTGGCGGCATCAAGCAGATCACACCACAGAGTCTTGGCGAGCTAACCATAGAAGAAATGTTCTCGGCGTAAAGGAGGCTTATGCCTTATTACAGCGACAATTTGGACGATGTTCTGTCCTTTGACGGGATACGCAATTTTACTGGTGGTCAAGCCAGCGGTTTACAATCCGATCTACTAGCCGAAAACCAAGTACAAGAGTTGTACAATATGACCCTTTCTCCAAAGGGTAATCTTGAGACTCGCGTAGGCGCAACCAGCTTTGCTACTGGCGCAACCAGTGCAGTAACATCAGTCGGCGGGATGCGGTACTACGAGACATCCGCAAACCAGCAATTGCTTACTGTTACTGGTGGAAGATTTTACAGCATTGAGTCAAACGGAAGCGCGAAAGAACACATTGGATACCAAGAATGGGCCAATACAAACATAACCTGGACAGCAGCCACCAGCCAATGGCGAGACGGCTACAGCGTTGCAGAAGACATTGAGGTATCTTTTGCACAATTTGTTGACAAGATGTTTTTATCTGATTCCGATAGCGACCTTCATTATTGGGACGGAACTGCGGTTGAGAGGCAGGGTGGGAAGGTTAGGGCAATAACTGTAACAACGGCTGGAACTGGATACACCAGCGCGACTGCAATTATTACTGGTCCTACGCTTGGCGGGACAATGCCAGAGCTAATTACGACTGTAGCTGGCGGGGCTGTTACTGGCGTAACGGTTGTTAATGGCGGGTCTGGCTATATTACTGCCCCAACTGTGACAATCATTGGGAATGGCTCTGGTGCTACGGCAACTGCAACAGTCAGCGCGCCTCCAGCGGGTATTAGGATTTTGGTCAACGCTGAAAACAGATTGTTTGGCGTTGGCTCTGGTGCTAACAGAAACACGCTTTATGCGTCCGATCTGCTTGACCCATCAGTATGGGATTTAACAAACAGCATCGTTGTAAACGGCGATGACGGCGATCAGATTACGGCTGTTGTACCCTACTACAAAAATAGGCTGATCGTATTCAAGAAGCGCAGGGTGTTCCAGGTCGACATTCCTAACGATGCTACTTCTGGAGCGGATTGGATTGTTTCAATCATTTCAAACAATACTGGATGCGTGGCAACTGGCACTGCGGTTCAAGTAAGTAGCGATATTCTATTCCTATCCGACAACGGCATCAGATCGCTTGTTCGGTCTGTAGCGGATGACTTTAGCTCGGTTGGAATACCAATTTCAGAGGTTGTCAAGGATGTGATCCAGAGCATCAATACGGATTCTATTAGGGTGGCTACAGCAATCTACTACGACAACCGCTACTTCCTCGCCATACCTACTGGATCAAACGATTACAACGATACACTCTTGGTTTACAATACGGCGTTAGGCGCATTCGAGGGAACTTGGAGTCCGCAGGTTATGCAGTTTACGCTGACGAACTTCAATCAAGAAGGCTCTAGGGCGATGTTTAAGAAGACTAATGGCATCATTGAGAAGTATGCTGGCTACAAGTCTCCCGCTGGCACTACGTCCGCAGATTATCAAGACGCTGGAACTGATTACGAGTCTTATGTGCGCACCAAGGACTTTAATTTTGGAGATCCTTTCTCGCTAAAATATGGAAGCTATTTCGAGGTCATCTTTGACAATTCGTTTTCAAATGATGCTACTGTAGCAATCCAGCGTGACACGGACGTTGGTGATATTGATGTTCAGTCCAACATTGACATTTCAAGTTCAGTATTAACACTACCATTCACGCTACCAGCAGTCCTGCCGACATCAGTTAAAAAGAAACTTGCAGCAGATTTGCGCAAGTATGAGAAGTGGCGTTTGCTTAACATCAAGATTTCCACACCAGCAAACAAGATGGCGATCCGCCAGATCACGGCTGCTGCCAATCCAGACACAGTCCAGATCCAGCAAACAATATGACGGCTGTTGAGTACATTGAGCAAAGCGGTGTTCCAGAGGCTATGTGGCCTAACCTGGCTGAGTGGTTTGGTTGGTTTGAGAGGCAAGGTATGGTTGGCGTGGTAGAGGATAAGGATGGTATTGCTGGCGTGGCTTTGGCTAGGTGCATAAAGGATGGGCAAGAGCCTAATCATTATGTGCATAGCGAAGATGGTCAGAATGTGTTTGTCGATTTGACTATCTCCTCAAAAGGTGCTAAATCCTTGAGATGCTTGCTGTTGCTCCTTTGGGAGCGTTTTGGTCCTCGCAAGCGGATCACCTTTAATCGTTCTGGTAAACCAAGGAGTTACGACTATATGACATTTATGCGAAAGGCTAAGGTTTAACACCGTGGGTGGATCACCATCTATTCCTGCACCGCCTCCTCCGCCCGATCCAGCAGCGGTAGCGCAGGCCAATGCTGCTGCGTATAGAATGAACATTGATACCTACATCGAGAAAGCTCCAGCAATGGCAGAGCTTGAAAACAAGCTTCGTATTCAATATATGCCTCAACAGCGTTCTTTGGAACGCCAGCTATCAGCCCTAGACCAGCAAGCAGGCGTGCAGGCTGGGATGCAATTGGAGCGTCAATACGGGCCACAGCGCACCCTAGAATCGCTCCGCAGGCAGTATGAGACTAGTCCACAAGCGTATGCCTTGAACCGTGGATTGGGCGATCAGATGACCCGCCAGTTTGAGCGTCTTTATGGCGCATCGCCTTATGCCTCGGTTGAGCAAAATGTGGCGTTTAACCGCCAGCCAGGACCAGTTGATTTTTATGGCACTATTGGAACAAACATTGGCAATCCAGATTTAACTGTTGGGACTAAATAAAATGGCAATTTACAACAGAACAGAGTATTCGGTTGATAAGGATGGGAATATAGTAGAAACGAATAAGCGATATGATGGCAAATCATGGGGACCAACATGGAGGGATGCAAAAACAGGTATAACTGGATCTGGAAAAGATCCAGAAGCATTCTTTTCTGCAATTGAAAAAGCGAATAAAGTTGATTACACTTCTGCCGTACAGAAAAGCAATGAAGTAAAAATTGCGAAGCTCCAAGAAAGTGTTGACAAACAACTTTCAGACGAGACAAACAGAAACTCTCTTGCTTCTCAAATACGCGAATTGACTGCTGGCGGGATGGGAACAAGCAATCCAAATGTTGGGCAGGGAGTGAATGACGCATTGGCTCAACTCTCCGCTGGGCGTAATTACGGATCATCTGACCTTGGCTCAATGTTGAACTTCCAAGTCTCCGACCAACAGATCGTTGACGACTACAACAACTCAAAGCTATCTCGCCTAAACAGCGTGATTGATCGTGGCAACGCTCAGATTGCTGGCATCAATGAACGGCTCAACACGGCCAACCAACTTCTTGCTGGTCTTCCCGCTGGTGATGCCAGGCGCACTTCTTCCGAAGTATTCATTAAGCAACTCAACGATGACTTGAAGAGCGTAACCAGCGCAGTCACAAGTGCGCAGGATATGCAAAAGAATTTCAAGCCCATTACGATGGATAGCCCAGAAGGGCTAAAGGAGATCACATCCTTCCGATCATTTGTCCAGCTACCCGAAGAGCGTGCTTCACAACAACTTTTCCAGATTGATCCAGATTCCTATCGCACTGCGGTTGGCTTGGGTCAGCAGTATCGCCAGATGGCAACCGAGCCAATTGGTGCTACGACCACGCCAGAGACTGAGCAGATCCGCAAGACCATTGAGGACGAGGCTCTCAATCAGCTTCGCCTTGGTTCGACCATTGGTGCGGAAGAACGGCGTGGATATGAGCAGGCCGCAAGAGCAGCACAGACTGCGCGTGGCAACATCTTTGGAATCGGACCAGCGGTACAAGAAGCCGCACAGATCGGTGCTGCTGGCGAGCAACGCAAGCTTGCACGCTATGGTGCGGCACAGAGCTTCCTTGGGTCTGGCTTGTCAACTGGTGACGCTCTCAAAGCCGACATCGCGTTCCGTGATGCATTGCGTCAGAATAGGCTTGGAGCAGCCGCCAACTTCATTGGTGGCGGACCTTCTATTTACAATCTTGCGCAGGCTCGCACTGGCGCACAGCAGGGCGCGATGCAGCAGTATATCCAAGCCAATCAAGCATTGCCTGGTGGGTTTAACCAACAGCCGTCAACGGCTGCCAACTTCTATCAGACAACCAATCCAGAGATTCCTGTTGCATTGCAAAATGCGTTTACAAGCTTGTACGGATCGCAGGCTAATTACTTGTCCAGCACTTACGGTGCGCAGGTTGGCGCGATTTCTAGGCAGCCAAGTGGTGCTGAACAATTCGGTCAAGTTGCTACTGGTCTTGGAAACTTAATTAAGATATAAGGAGATTTATGGCAGTATTAGATGTACCAGAATTGATGAATATGTTTCGCCAAGATGAGCTTCAGAAGCAAGCCGTAGCTGAAGCGCAGAGAAAGCAAGCCCTCGAAGAGCGTGCAATGGCTCTAAAAGAACAACCAGACGTTGATTTTACATTTGAGAAGGGTGGACTGAAGGTTAAAGGAAAGTTAAAGGATCTTCCTACTTTAAGCCAAGATCCAGCGTTTGCTCCATATCTGGCTGGCATTGGCTCTACTATTAGTAATGAACAAAACTTGCAGAATGAGGAAGTTGAAGCCCAGCGTGTTGAACTTACGGACAGGCTTCAAAAATTACAAAAAGATAAAGTAAAGCAAGAGATTGAAATGGCTAAGGGCGATAGGCGCACATTTGCTATGGAGGCTGGGCTTGGATTGATTGGAGCAAAACCACGCGCTGATGTCCTAAAAGACATTGAGGCTGAAGCTGGTGTCTATAGGAACAAGCTGGCCGAACTTGGTTTTAACAGACAAGCAGGTCAGATGGAGACGAATGTTCCAGATTATCAGTCTTCAACAATGCCTTTGCAAGCACCTACAAAAGTTGCGCCAGAGACTCCAGCACAAGCACCAGCGCAACAAGAAGCACCGAAGAATTTTAATAGTCTCCAAGAAGCGAAAGCAGCAGGCGTGAAGCCTGGACAACTTATTTATATCAACGGAAAACCAGGTAGACTGCAAGCGAGGCAGTAAGCAATGGCTATAGGGCCAGAGCTTGAGTTTGTTCCAGAGCAGGAACAAGATTTAGAGTTTGCTCCACTTTCACAAGAAGAAGCTGGCAACTTAACTAAGGCCGAATATTTGGCATCTGGTGGAAAGCCAGAGGACGTCATCTCGCCAGAACGCAAAGCCATTCTTGACCAAGAAACACAACGTCAACTACAAGCTGGCGCAACGCCACAACAAGCATCCATTCAGGCTGGAAAGGCTGTGGACGCGATGGGTGCGATCCGTAGGCCAGATGGTACGATAGCCGAAGGATACAAGCCAACCGCGCAGGCGTTGGCTGAAGGCATTATTGAGACACCAGCAATCCCAGCCGTAAAGGAAGCGCAGAGGCTTGGCATTGAAACAGTATCGTCTGGAACTGATAAGGCTACTGGCGTTGGATTTGCAATTGGAAGAAACAAGGATGGCAAGGTGGTACGCTTCGAGGCTGATAAGAATGGAAATGTTGACTCCTTTGAGCTTGAACCAGAAGAACCTAGCAGGTTAGGCGCGATTGCACGCACTGTGGCAAGCCAAGTAATCCCCGCAACTACTGGTGCTGTAGCCGCCGAAACCGCTGCCGCACTTACACCTGGAGGCATACTGCCAAAGCTGGCTACTGGCGCGATTGCAGGTATCGGTGGATTCATCGCAGGCCAGAAGGGTCAAGAGGCTGCTGGCAAGGCGTTGCTAGGTCCAGAGCGTATGGCTCGCATCAGCGAAGTATTACAGCGCGATGTTGAGAAGTATCCAATAACCACAACGGCTGCATCCATTCTCACACCTACTGGCGGAGGGTTAGTTGGATTGGCAAAAGGAGTTCGCGGTGCATTAACTCGCACAGCCACTCAAGCTGCTGAAGCTGTTGTTCCTGCTGTTGCTCCAGCGGTTGAGTCTGTTGTTCCAAAAGCTGCTATTGCGGCAACCGAGAATGTTCCAACAAAAACATTTTATCATGGATCTCCAGCGACATCTATTGAGAACATAAAAAGCGATGCAAGAGGACTTGTTTTTGTATCTGAATCAAAAGATGTTTCATCTTCATATAGGCTATCAAGGACCAAGGATATTGACCTAAATAAAGTTGGATTAACAAATGAAGAAAGGCTGTCTTATGATATGTACAGAAAGGGTCTTCGTGAAGATCCAACAGCAAATCCAGATCAATTCTTGTCATCAAAGCAATTTGATGAAGCAAGTTCTGCGCTTGAAAAAATTGAAACTTACAAGAAAACGCTGGCAGAACAAGGCAAAATTTACGAAATAAACATACCAACAGACAAAATTATTGATTGGAGAAATCCAGATAACTTTTATAAAACTCTATCTGCTGTTGAGGCTGACTTGAGGACATCTGGCGAAACAACGCTTGCCAACATATTGAGAAATTCAATTTCAAATAAAATTCCACCTCAATCTGGATTGCTTGGAAAACCAGTATTTGATTCGCTTAAAAAGCAAGGCATTGAGGGAATAACATTGCCACATTCAAGAGAGGGTTCTGAGACAATGCTGATTAGGAACGCACTTGAAATTGCTCCGAAGGCAGAAAAAGCAGCAGCAAAGGCAGGCGTTCCTCCAGTTGAATTGCCAATTGAATTGCAGGCACTTCCAAAGGGCATTGCATACAGACAAGCAGGCGTAAAAATGGTAAAAGATCCATTCCTTAACAGAGAAGTACGCGAACAGCTTGCAAAGAGTGAGGATATAAAGTACGCAAAGTTCGGTCAGAAGGCATTGCAAGATGCCTTAGTAAATGAGTCGGATGATGTTGTAAGAGGAATTTTTGAAAGTGGAACTGCTCCTCAAAAAGTAATTGCCAATGCCGAGCTGATTAACCGAGCATCAAAGCAGAATGATGTAAAATCATTGCTCGATCTTGCAAAGACAAGAATAAAATTACCAACAGAAGCTGCTCAAACTGTTGCAGCAATGAGGACTCTTCCTTCGGCAACTCCAAATGGATATTTAGCCACGCTAAGTGTTTTTCTTGATAAGAATGGAAGAACACTTACTGAGCCACTTCTTGTGAAAGCAAGAAATTTATTTAATCTTCAAGCTGAGGCCAGACTAAACTATGAAACTCTTGCGCAAACAGCAAGAAATACATTGGATGATATTGACATAAAGAAAGCAATTCAAGCTGAGAAAGCATTTATTGAGAGTGCATTCAGATTCCAAAATTTTGAATCAAGACTTGTTCCTAAAAAGTTTTTTGCAGAGACATTGCCAACTGTAATACAAGGAAATCTTCTTGCATCATTATCATTGGTTACAAATCTATGGAGTAATGCGGTAAGTTCATTGCCAAGAGCAATGGGAAGACAGGGTGCGTTTATAAGCCAAGAGGTTGCAAGGGCATTCAAGAAATCAGTTGGAATGCCAGTTGCGGAAAGAACCGTATCATCACCAATATCTTTGGCTGGAGCAAGAAGAGTTGGTGAAACAGTTAAGGCATTTGTCCGTGGAGGAGGAGAAGGCTTGGCTGGGCTAAAAAGAGGCATTAGTGCCGAAGGGTTATTGTCTGGAGAACAAATAAGAGGATTCCAACCAATTCAAGCATTTAGGCAATTCTGGACTGGATCTGGATTGGCTCAACCAGTTCTTAATGGATGGAAAGGATTGGGGCAGGCTGGGCTTGATAGAGCCAGGCTGGCCGCAGAAACAGTGCTTGGCGTGCCTCCAGAAACAATGTTGCGACTGCTTCAACTTGGCGATACTCCATTCAGAAGAATGGCTCAAGCAAGGCTTTTGTCTGAATCTGCACAACTTCAAAGAACATCAAAGATTTCATCACTTAATAGTGAGCTTTCAAAATTATTGTCAAAGCCAAAAGCAACGGCAACTGACTCAGCAAAAATACAAGACATTAGAAATCAAATTGAGTCGATTGGGAAAAGAGAGCTTGGGAAAGAAATTTCAGTAGCAACAAGACTCCCATCAAAAGAAGAATTGGGTAAGATAGAACAAGAGGCAGCAGAGGCTGTGTTTCAGCAAGATACACCTCTATCAAGAGCAGCGTTAAGCGTGTCGAATATGTGGGGTCTTGGCAATAGAGTTGGAATTGCAAGGACTCTTGCAAAAACAATTATTCCTTATGCAAAAACTCCAGCCAATGTAATTGATGAAATGCTTGATTATTCGTTGCCTGGATATGCTCTTGTAACTAAAGGTATACCAGCAATGCAGGCCAAAGATGCAAGAGGCGCACACATGGCAATAGGCAAAACATTAACAAGCCTAACAATAGGAGCAGTCGCAAAAACATTGGCTGATGCTGGAGTAATTGGAGGATCAGCAGAAGATTCAGAAAAGACAAGAGACATACAATACAAAACACTTCCACCAAGAACTATAAATATAAGCGCGCTACAGAGATTTGCAGAGGGGGATTCAACCGAACTTCAACCTGGCGATCAAGTGATGAACCTTGAAAAAATGGGTATTGTTGGTGGTATGCTTGCAACTTGGAATGAGGCAAGCAAGGCAACCGAAAAAGGCGACTTTATAAGTCCAGAATTTTTGACCGCCCTAGTTCCAGAAACGCTTTCTTTTGCTATGAACCAAAGCTTTTTGAAGGGAACAAACAGCCTCCTTTCGGCTATGCTGGACGGGAAGAGGGATAGGATGGATAGATGGATTGCAAATTATTTTGGAACAATATCTTCAATAGCAATTCCAAATACTTTCGGGGCAATATCAAGAGCCATGAGCGATTCATTACCAGAAAAAATAAAGATGAAGGACGTTGAGGGGGAAGGCGTTGAAAGAACATTAAATTTGTTCAATGAAGTAATCAAAAGAAAGTTCCCTGGTGCTGGAGAAGATTTACCAAGAAAGATTGATATATGGGGAAGAGAGATACCGCAGACTCCAGAAGGGGCTGATCCAGTATTGTATAACTTCTTTGACTTTACAAAGTCAAGGGAAGTTGAGTACGACAAAACCACATTGGCGATTTACAAGTTATTCAAGGAAACTGAAAATGGAGATGTGATACCGCCAAAACCATTGGAGCAATTTATGATTGCAAAAGAAAATTACAGGTTATCTCCAGAGTTATATGAAAAGTATTCAAAATTAAGGGGTCGAGCTAACCGAGCTGCTGCTGAAGCATTATTTAGTGATACTAGATTTAGAGGGCTGAATAGCTCTGATAAAGTTGAAGCGTTAAAAAGTGCGTATGCTCAAGTTGGAAATGATGTTAGGAAAGAATTTTTAATTCGTAATGAGTCAAGAATTAAGCGAGGCCAAAAGCAATGAAGTTTTCCATAAACCCATCCAAGGATGTTTCCCTGCGAAACGATATGGTGGCTAGGGAGCTTACTGGAACTGGATATGAGCCAGTACCAGAAGAGGTGAGAAGGATCGCTCCAATTGAGAAGGCCAGAGAATACGCCAAGCAAGTGCCACAAGTCACACCAGAAAAGCCAACACTTGAATTTATAGAGGAACAGCAACCTATGCAAACAAAACCAGAACAAGATGCACTACAAACAGCAGCGTTAAAGACGATTGATTTTGAAGCAAGAAAGGACAAGCAGGGCAACGTACAGGTCTATAAATTGCCAGCAGGAGATATGGGTGGCAATTTTGAGGTTGCTGGTATTAACGACAAATATCATCCAGATGCCTTCAAAAGAATCTCATCGCTCCCAGCACAACAAAGAGCGCAGGCTGCGGCGCAGTACGTCAAGGAGTATACCAGCCCATTCGTCTCAAAGTTGCCAGAAGCAGTCCAACCATTCGCGCAGGATCTCGCGTTTAATCGCGGGATGGGCGGTGCAACGAAGTACATCCAACAAGGACTGAACACGCTGGGGCAGAAGGTGGCGGTAGATGGTGGGCTAGGTCCAAAGACATTGCAGGCGATTAACCAAGTTGACCCGAAGGCGTTAATGCGTGCGGCAAGCCAAGCCCAGCTTGAGGACGAATACCGAATGGCTGAACGTAACCCAGCCAGAAAGAAGTTTATCGGTGGACTTGAAAGCAGAATACGAAATAGGCTCGCAATATTTGGAGCTTAATCATTATCCTCTTCTTGAGATCCAACCCAAACAGCGTCTCCATTCATATAGGCAGAACCAGCCTTAATCGTTGCAGAAGTTCCATAAAAGAAATTCCTAGACTTCGATATGAATGTTGAATCTTTCCCAACAACACTACTTCCAGACTTAAAATAGAAACCCTCAGTAGAAATTATTGACCTACCAGATGACGATGAATAAGCCATTCCACCATTCTCTGATATTACGCATCCGCGGCCACATGAGAATCCGTTGCGCTTCAGCACTGCTCCCACAAAATCAGCAGCGTCAGCATCTCCATCTTCCGCCATCACCGATGCCATCAGCATCGCCGTCAGTGTCATAGTTATTATTGCTTTCATTGGGAAAAGTCTCTAGTACAAACCGAAAGCCGTCAAGCATGAAATTAACATCACGCCAAGTTGGAGCAGTAGGTGTAGCTCGCGTTACTGGCGCGTTGTTGCGGTGCGGATACAACGTGCTTACGCCATACGAGGATTTCGCAGGGTACGATGTGGTGGCAGAGAAGAACAATAAGTTCTTCCGCATCCAAGTTAAGACCGCCCAAACCGTAGAACCTGGGCGCACTAAGTATCGCTTCACTACCAGCAGTGGCAATGGATTTAATATCCCCAAGCGCGCCATCAGTGGCG